GCCATCTTCCGCTGTGCATCTCGCATAGCATCGGCATCTTCAAGTTCCTTCCTCTTGAACTCCATATGCATAGCATGTTCAGCTGGGGAAACCTTGCCATCACCATTGGTGTCAGCTGGGTGGTGGCCACTTTCTTTAATTTCTTCTGACATTTTAACCTCGTTGCTGTTGTTGTTTCTTAACCCTTTCGTTCTCTTCCTTAATCCATTCCTGCAGGAGTGTAACGTATATCTCCCGTTCCCAAGGCATCATATTATCCAACTCAGTCAGACTATAATTATGATGCTGCATCATCGCGAAGTTAGTCTTATAGTGATTAACTAAGCTATCGTGAGAGAGGCCTATATAAAAAAACTTTGTAAGCCCTTCAATTCTGTCTCATTGTGTGCAGTACAACCAGTACAATTAAACTCAATTTTATGAGTCAACGTAGGCATATTCTGAAAGAACACAGAGAGCTCTTGAAATTGTGTACTGTTCAACGACTCAACAAAGTTCTTGATGGCAGTTGGGCCTTCAGTCTGTGGTGTATATACCCCATTCTCATCATAAATTGATTCAATGCAATTAGTAATTAATGAGAACGCAGTGTCAATAGACTCCTCTTCGCCTTCCTTAATCCCACTAATATCATCAAATGATGGGTATCGCATAGTGATACCAACGGTATCAGTAATCCTAACATCACGTTGAGCACTATCAACGTCAACTTTTACATCATTAAAGTCTACAGTGACATCATTTTGTTTCTCGCAACTAGTACATTTCACCTTGAGTCCTACAGTTTCTCCAACAGATTTGGATCTGAGGGCAAGGAATATACTCTCTATATCAAACATTGCTAGTTTATTAACATCTAGCTCATCAAACACACATGATGTAATCATTGATTTTGTAGCATTAACAATTTGTTTCTGATCTTCAGATTCCATTGCTAACATCAATATCTTTTCTTCTTTAACAAGGTATGGTCTATATGTTATAGTCTGCCCTGTTGATGGTACGGTCGTTTCATATCGCGCTGTATTCAGCTGTGGTAAAGCCATTATATTCTCCTAAATAATATTAAATACCGGCTGGTATTGCACTCCTGAGCGCCGAAACGGTCGAGGATAGTGGTCCTTCTGGTATATAGTTGTCGTAAGCAAATGTTACGCTCAGTTTCTGGATAGTACTCTCTGAGTTGTTATCCAATGCAATTCCCGCTACGCCGGTAGGGAAGGCATTCTCTAGCCTGATACCGTATATTGGGACGTCTTGTTCATTTAGTTGCTGTATAACAACATCCGTAACAAAATCTTTTTTAAACTTAGCCCTATATGTAGTACTATCATGGCACATTTCTAACCAGCCATCGAACATTGTTTTCATATAGTAATCATTGGTTAATAGGAAGGTCGCTGTAACGTCTTCGTTTATGAACCCATAGGGTATTTTTACTGCTTGTTTCTCAGCAATGTAATCAACTGTGGCGATTGCTCTGCCGGGTAATGTAACAGTCTCACATAGGTATGATATATCTCTTGGGTCTGGAATGGCAGACTTTAAACTACCACCTGACGTAAGAGCTCCAATCAACCCCTTGGCTATACTAGCACCTGATATAGCAGTCGGGGGTGTGAATACTACCTGGAATCTGTTAGCCTTTGCAAGACCACCACGTTTTCCAATCACTGACTTTAAATTGTCTATGGACATTATTTACCCCCTTGGTAAACTTTTCTTGAATCTGCCCAGACTGATCTAGAGCTCTTCTTCTTAAATTGTTGTATGGGTAGATATATTGCTGTCTCCCAGTCGGTCATAGGCACACGTGACATCTGTGACTTGACGTGTGAAGCCAAGTATCTCTTAAAGCATGGCTCATACTCTTTATATTTCTTAACACCATTTAATAGGTCATATCGCATCTTCATCAATCTACTATCAGGCTTTAAATTCTTAGGTGCCAACTTAAATAATTCATTAAGTAATCGTGCTCTAGCTACCGGATTCACATAGTGTAGATTCAACCCATAGAACCCACCCGGTGCAGGGCCTACAATAATTGTTAATGGAAACCTATCATAGTATGGTAGGTCTTCCTTTGTCTTAGGGTCATAAAAGTACATGATCATGTCACCCACTAACGGCTTTGCCCTTTTAGTCAAGGCATCATCCTTTAGTATTTGAGTACGAGAAGGTATAGCAAGTTCCTTTACCTTATCAGTGAACCATTCTTCTGAACCGGCTGTCCTACTACGGATACCTGCCCTAAATGCTGCTGCGCTAATTGTGTCGAATATTGATGCCATATAACTATTTATACTATCCCTTAATCAGTTTGATACCAAGATTAGTTAAAGTATCCTCTGTCCAGATTTGAAACTTCCAGCCCTTATGTTGTGCATACTGATTAGCGGCTGTCCATTTAGAAGTGTTCTTGATGTAAGTAGTAACCTCATTGACATATCTTTTTGTCTTACGTGAGGGCTTCTTTGGTGGCATTGTTTCCTTCTTTGGTTTAATTTCAATGAGAAGGATCTCTTTATTGTCAAGCTCTACTAATAGGTCGACATAATATCTATGGAGTTTGTTATCTGTCTTACATTTGTAGGGGACAACGATCTCTTCAGAGTTCCATTTCTTCACACGGGGATTACTTTCACACCAACGGAAGGCTTGACGCTCCCATAGTGAACGATATGTAACCTTGGTTGCGTCACCAAGATACTTGTCTTTATGTTTTATTGTGTATTTCCCTTTGTAGGCCATTATAAATACTCTTATACTAGGTTTTAAAGTATTATTTATAAGGTAAAAAATTATGTCAGAAGATACTAATGCAGCACCATCAACAACCACGCTGTGCTTTCCTGAAAAACTCAGGTCTAATGCAGAGGCCGGATATGCCCACGTTCAATTTAATATTAATACTGAAACGGCACTAGAGGCTAAATCAATTCATCTCTTTGTACCACAAGGGTTTGCAGTACCAGACAGTGCTTCGTATGGTAGTATAGACTTAGGTATGATTGGTACTGCAGCGGCTGTAGGTGAGGGTGGTACTATTACAGAGGCTGATGCCACTGCGGCAACGACAAAAGGTATAGCATCTGCAGTAGGTCTTGAAGGAGTTAATGCAGCAGCGAACTTAGATGCAGGTATTGCCATTAATCCGTATACTAATGTTGCTTTTACTAACACTACTGTACGATCATTCTCTTTTGCCTTTAAATTAATCTCGGAGAGTAAAGCAGAATCACACACTGCCGCCATTATAGAGAATGTATTTAGAAAATATCTTTATCCTAAGAAGGCAGGAGTAGGAACATTAGAATATCCCCCAACCTTTGAGATAACTTTCTATAGTGGTGAAGAAAAAAATAAATTCATGCCTAAAATATTAACTTCTTACTTAACAAATTTAACAACCACCTACAATTCTACCACTAACGCTTATCATGACGATGGACAACCGGTAGAAATTGATATGTCTCTCACCTTTCAAGAGACAAGAGCACTCACTAGAGGTGATTTGTATGATAATGATAATACTTTGGACAATGACATTGGTTATCTTGGTGGAAAAACTATTAGAGGTATGGATTAATGAGCTACTTTAGACAATTCCCTAAGATTGGATACGATTTAAAAAATGACGGTGTAATACAGAACGTAGTAAACATCTATAGAAGTATTAGACCACTCCAACAATACATTGATAACATAAGCGCGTATAAGTATTACGAAATCAAGAATGGAGAACGCCCTGATATAGTAAGCCAAAGATTATATGGCACCCCAAACTATTATTGGACGTTCTTTATTATTAATGATTACCTACATGACGGCTTAGCATCATGGCCCATGAGTAGTGAAGACCTATATGAATGGATAAAAGAAGAGTATAACGGCTTTGCCATCACAACCAACACTATTATAAGAAGAAACACGGACCAACTCATCACAGATCATGAGAATAGTTTAAGTGGTAGATTCCAAATTGGAGAAAAAATAAATGGAGGATCTTCGTCTGCAAATGGTACGTTAAAAAAGAAATTAATTGACATGAATCAATTGATCGTTCAAAACTGCACTGGCACATTCATCGGAGACCCCACTTTAATCAATAATCCATCAGAAACTATAGTAGGAGAAACATCAGGCGACAGTGTAACCTCTTATCAAGTCTATAAGTATGAGGATGCGCCCTATCAGTATTACTTAGAGACGGACATCACATACCAAAGGGTAGTCGATAACGGCATCTTTATTAATGGAGGAACACCTGCCTCGGACTTAGCTTTCATATCCAATAGGGCACATGTAGAACAGGCCAATATGGAACGATCTAACCTAAGAGTAATAGACCCTAACTACATTAGGCAATTCACAGATAAATTCGAGACACTAATCAATGGCTAATCCAACGTCAAGACTACAGGGTGACTCGGCACTAGACCCAGGCTCTTATGTAGTGGCTGATATATTACTTACGGCCAATAATGGTGAAGAGTTTGATATCAAAGATATGGTTGATCACTTCACTATAACGGAGTCCTTATACATGGCTTCAATAGAGGCAGAGTTTGTTATGGTTGATGCTGTTAACCTATTAGAGACTTTAAAGATCACAGGCTCTGAAAAGATATACCTTAAAGTAGAACGTAAGAGCCTTAAGACAAAGGATAATGATAGGTTTGAATTGAACTTATACATAGCTGAAGTACTGAACCATAGTAGAGGAAAACCAGGAGTCGCCACATACGTGTTTAGATGCGTCTCTAGTCATGCCTATATAAATCAAACAATGACTCTCGATACTGCTTTTAAAGGCACCATAGGGAGTGTGGTGAAGTCTATTACTAAGGCTATCATCACTAACGCCTATACTGACATTGACATACACACCAATACTAAGGAAAACATTAAGGGTATCTTTCCTAAGTTAAGACCTATTGCTGCCATTGGTTGGTTAATGGGTAACACATTTGATGAACACAATGGACCATACTATTACTATCAGACTGCTGGTAAAGGAAAGGTTAAGGGCAAACGTAAGCCGTGTATCAAGTTTGCTTCCTATACATGGTTATTGGATCAAGAGCCGTATAACACAGAGGACGAAGCTTACATACACGCTCCATTCTTTGAGAATACTATAGGTGATGAGGACTACTATGAAGAAGAACGTAAGCGGATCCGAAAAGTATCATCAGAGATGAATCTGTCCAAGTATATTAGTGCATCAGAGGGTGCGTTTAGTTCTACCTTGCACACTATTGATATAGCAGAGAAGAAGAGAACAACTGAACTGTTCCAATATACTGATAAGATGAAGAAGCTTAATAAGTATAAACCCTTTGTCAAACAAGAAGAGACCATATACAATGGACGTAGTATAGAACAATGTACCACTGGTAAGAACTATTATGTGTCTTTAAATAGTATGGCATTTACTAGTGCCTTAGTGAACTTCCATGCACCTACTACAGGCTCTCTATTGAAGGCCGAGTCGTATCTTGCCAATGAAGATATTATATCACATAACATTGATATCGCAGGAGACTTTAACCTAAGTGCAGGATCAACTATTAACGTCAAGTTCCTTAAGACCTCTAGTGAAGCCGAACTAGGAC